GAAAACATTGACCTGTATTATGCAGATCCTGGCGACAGCGAGTTTGCGCGGCTCGGGCTGAATTACACCGTGCAGGGCGAGACCAACCTCATTGGCTTCCACGCTCAGGGGAACTACAGCACCGCTGTTGGTGAGAGCTACGCCATTATGGGCATGAAACTGTGGGCTGAGTATTTGGATGGCATTGCCAAAATTACTGTATCGCCGGGGGGTTAATTGGGTCTGACATCTTAACGCTATTCCTCAGCAGTCAGACCCTATTGGGGAAACAGGTTTCTGATTTAGTCGGTGATGATCTGGCGGTAAAGGCTGACGGATCTGTGATTGGAACATTTCATTATGTTTCTGATTATACGGAGTTCAGCAGCGAGCCGGACGAGCAGAGCGGGTATTATTTCCCGTTCCATCTGACCAAGACAGGAACCAAAATGACCTTCAAGAAAAACGGTTCTCCCACAAAGGAAAACATCCCGTTTGACGCAGATATTGTCTTTCGGGTGGCCAAGGATGACACCTTCGAGATGCTTGTTGATGATTCCAGCGTGGTGAAATTTACCTTTACAGGGGCAACGTTTGAACCGCAAGCCAAAACGAAAGCCCGGGCAAAGCAATAAAAGGAGGGCGGCGTGATGCTGGAGCAAGTTTTGCAACACCTGAACAACTGGTTTTTGGTGCCTGATGGCATTCACTCCGGAGAGTTCACCGTGCAGGACGGCGGCATTACGCTGCCCTTCCTGCAAACAGGGCAGTATTTCCGGGTGGTGGGGTCTGTCTTTAATGATGGCCTCCACCAATACCCGGCAAAGGACATGACCGAGGAAACATTTGATGGCGCTGTGTGGGCGCTGGCGGTGCCGAAAGCGGTCATCTCTCTTGCAGATGAAATTGCTGCCTGGGACGAGAAAAATGGCGTCCCTGGCCCATATACCAGTGAGAGTTTTGGTGGTTATTCGTATAGCAAAGCTACCAATGCAAGTGGCGTGGCTGTGGGATGGCAGGATGTTTTCAAGGGCCGCCTGAATACTTGGCGGAGGATCGGAGGTATTATATGAGTTTGTTGGATGATTTTGCTCGTACCTGTATTCTGTTGGAAAAGAAACGTGTCCCCGATGGTGCAGGCGGGTACATCGTGGAGTGGACAGAGGGCGCGGAGTTTACCAACTATCAGGCGCTGGACACCTCTATGGAGGCCCGGAGAGCGGAAAAGGAGGGCGTGACAAGCCTCTACTCCGCGCTGGTGGACAAGGCCGTACCCATTGAGTACAACGACGTATTCAAGGACACGGAGACAGGCCAGACATACCGGGTGACCTCCAATCCAGAAGAAAAGGTCGCGCCCCGTTCCTCCACACTGCCGCTGAAATATTTCACCGCTGAAAGGTGGGCGCTAACTACATGATCATCAATATTTTGGGAACAGAGTACACAATTACCCTCAGGAAATACAGAGAGGACGCATCTTTTCAATCTCTTGGAATTAGCGGCTACAGCGACGATTGCACAAAACAACTTGTAATTTGCGAAATGGCGACCCACCCGGAATACGAACACGAAAATCCTGATGTGACTGAATGTGTTCAAAAAGAGACAATCCGGCACGAAATTGTCCACGCATTTTTTAGTGAAAGTGGGCTTTCAGACAGTAGTAATCCGACTCTTGGCGCATGGGCAAAAAACGAAGAAATGGTAGATTGGTTCGCCCTGCAAGGCCCAAAGATTTATAGGGCATGGGAAGAGGCCGGGGCGCTATGACCAAAAACAAGGCCCTGTATGCCTGGTTCAATGAGTTCATGCCATTTTACCGGGCCAGTTCTGTCCCAAACGACGTGGTCATGCCTTACGGCACCTACGAGTACATCGACAGCGCTTTTGACGCGGGGGAAGTGGGCTTGACGGTCAACCTGTGGTTCCGCACGGAGAGCGAGGCCATCCCGGACGAAAAGGCCCAAGAACTATCCAAGCGCATTGGATACGGCGGGGTATATCTTCCCTGCGATGAAGGGGTTATCTGGCTCAAGCGTGGTTCCCCGTGGTGCCAAAGCCTCACATACGAAGAAGACACGGCCATTAAACGCCGTTACATCAATATTACCGCTGAATATCTGACATTCAGTTGAAAGGAGGCCCACATGGGCAAATTTACTGTAATCCCGCAAAGCACATTCGAGGAAATGCAGCTTGACGCGGGAGTTCTTCTGAAAAATTTCAACCCTGATACGCCTACGGCACCGGACGACGAAGACATTGTATGCCCTACCACTGGTGGCATTAATGCATCTTGCGTCCCCACCTACTCCGACATGGGAGAGGATGTGGACAACTGCCCCATCAATACGAAAGAACTTAAACATTTGGATGGATGGGAGTGCATGATGTCCTTTACCTCTCTGGGTACATCTCCGGAATCTATTCGTTTTTCATTGGGAGCGGCGGATGTGACCGCCAGCAAAATTGCTCCCCGTAGTTCCCTGAAGCAGACTGACTTTGCGGACCTTTGGTGGGTAGGTGACCGTGCAGATGGTGGTATGGTGGCTGTGTGCCTGAAAAATGCTCTATCCACAGGTGGGTTTACTCTTCAGACCACAAAAAATGGAAAAGGACAAGTATCTGTGGAGCTAACGGGCCATGTGTCCATTTCTACACAGAATGTTATGCCTATGGAGTTTTACAGCGCCGCACCTTCGGAGGGATGATTTTATGAAACTGTCTGAGTTAACCACTGAACGAGCATTGGACTTACTGTGTGAGCTGACACCCTATATTGCCAATATCACAGCTGACAAAGCACTGCTTGATGAATTAGGGAAGAAGTTTGACAGCAAAGGGAAAAGTATCGCAGAATTATACGTATTCGCCGCCCATAAATGCGCACAGATCGTACCTCTACTGCTGAAAGACCATCGAGCTGATGTATTTGGTTTATTGGCTGTACTCAATGAAACTACAGTTGATAAAATCGCCAAGCAAAATGCCATGGAAACGATAAAACAGGTGCGTGAAGCGTTTAAGGACAAGGAATTTCTGGATTTTTTCAAATCGTTTGGGCGGGAGGACAAGATCAAGTAATTCTCGCCCTTCTATCTATGCCAGCAATGAGAACGCGGGCTATGATAACTGCGCTTTATTCTGTTATTCGGGAAAGAAACAGGGAGGAAAGATATCGCTCCTATATAGCAGATTGCTTGCAGAACATTTCTCAAAATGTTGCTCTGGTTGGTCGTGGAGAATATATTGCCAAGCGATGGAATGATATTTCTATTCATAAACCGGAGAAAACCAGGAATCCGGAAGAAATTATTGCACACATGAAAAAGAAAATTGCCTCTGTCTAAGTGTTGACAGAGAAGGGTTAAGCGGTGCCATTTCAGATGGGAGGTGGCACCGATTAACCTATTTGATCTTTACGCAAAGATATCACTGGACACAAAAGAGTATAAAAAAGCAGTCAGCGATGCAACAAAAGAAAGTCGAGGATTGAGCGAAAAGTTTCAAGAGGTCGCAAAAAGTTCCGAGACGACAAAAAACAAAATAAAGCTGTTGGCAAGTCAATATTCAGCCGCGAAAGCAGATGTAGAGAAATTAACAGATGCATTTAATAAATCTGCGAAAGAAAATGGGTACGCGTCGGAAGAAACAGAAAACCTTGCCCAAGAACTAAGTGCGGCGGAAGAAAAGGCTGCGGCACTAAAATCAGAATTAGATGATTTATCGAACGAGGCTCGCGGGGCCGGAGATTCAGCCTCCAAAATGTCTGACGGTTTTACTGTCGCAAAAGGTGTCCTTGCTGACCTTATTTCAAACGGTATTCAAAAAGCGGTTGCTGCCTTTAGTGGTTTAGTTTCTGCAATTTGGAATTTAGATCAAACGACGGAAGAATATCGGATTGCGCAAGGCAAGTTAAATACTGCCTTTGACGCTGCGGGGATGAGCGCTGGGGCAGCGCAGCAGGCTTACAGTGCGTTTTATGGTATTCTCGGCGACACTGACACAGCGACGGAAGCCTCTCAGCTTCTGGCAAAGCTGGCTCGAAGTGAGCAGGATATTGCTACCTGGACTGATATTGCAGCGGGAGTTTTTGGTACCTTCGGCGACTCTCTTCCCATTGAAGGTCTGATTGAATCTGCGAACGAAACAGCAAAAGTAGGCCAAGTAACGGGGTCTCTGGCTGATGCCCTTAATTGGGCAGGAATCAGCGAAGATGATTTCAATAAAAAATTGGCGGCTTGCACCACAGAGAGCGAGCGGAATCGACTCATTATGGATACCCTTGCGGGCACCTATGATGAAGCCAGTGACGCATTTTATAGAAACAATGACGCGTTGGTACAATCCAGGTCTGCACAGCAGCAAGTGCAAGATGCAATGGCACAGATTGGAGGCGCGGTCTCTCAGGTTAAAACGGCGCTTTTAACAGAATTTGCACCGGCCTTGGCGGCGGTTGCCCCCCAGATTGCAAATTTTATTTCTGGGATTGATGTTTCTTCTCTGGTCAATGGGTTCTCTCAGTTTGTGGGATTTTTTGTGAATAACGGCCCCACAATCATTTCTGCGGTTGCGGGAATTGGCGCGGCATTTGCCACTTGGAAAGTAACCTCCTTGATCTCTGGAATCGTTTCCTCTCTCACCAGCTTGTTTGTCCCGGCGACGGTTGCAGCGACAACAGCGCAACAGGGGCTAAATGTGGCAATGAAAGCCAACCCAATTGGCGCGATCATTACATTGGTGGTTTCTCTTGTTACCGCGATTGTTACCCTGTGGACAACGAATGAAGGGTTCCGAGATGCCGTTGGCGCAATTTGGGAAGCAATTAAAGGATTTTTCCTTTCGGCAAAAGACGCCATTGTAGCTGCGTGGAGTACGGTGAAGGACTTCTTTTCCGGGGTATGGGAAGGGATTAAGGGAGCTTTTTCCGCTGTCAAGGAATTTTTCAGTGAAAGATTCCAGCAGGCGCGGCAGGCGTCAGAGGCGGCTTGGGATGGAATTTCCAGCTTCTTTTCTTCTGTATGGGAAGGAATTAAAAGTGTTTTTTCTGCGGTTCGAGATTTCTTTAGTGAGAAATTTCAGTCTGCAAAAGAAGCCGCTCAGTCTGCATGGGATGGGATCACAAATTTCTTTAGTGGGGTTTGGGAAGACATAAAAGGCGTTTTTTCGAATGCGTTCAATGCGTTTTTAGACATTGGAAGCGCCATTGTGAATGGGATCAAAAACGGAATATCAAGAGGGTGGAGTGCGTTAACCGGTTGGGTAAGTGATAAAGCAAAAAGTTTGCTGAATGCAGCTAAGAGTGCCCTTGGGATAAACAGTCCTTCCAGAGCGTTTCGAGATGTTGTGGGTATGATGATCCCAGCGGGTATTGCGGTTGGAGTTGACAAGGGGATGCCATCTGCGCTTGATGCTATGTCAAACATGGCAAATCGGCTTTTAGAAGCGGGAAGTGTTGAGGTCCCGGTACCGGCTATCAGAGATGTAAAAGCACTTGATACGGCGAGAGTTAGTTTTTCTGACTCTGGTATTGGAAGGTCCTCTGCGGGGATAATCAATGGGATATCTTCCGCAGTGCAAAATTCAGGACAGAATGGGCCGATTACACTCAATCTTGTTCTCCCGGATGGGACGAAATTAGCAAAATATCTGTTTGACCCTTTGACAAAGTATGCTAAAGCAAACGGCACCCCTATTCTGAATCCGAAGTGAGAAAGATTATGACACAACTTATTTTAGATACAACTGGATACAACATGGTCCTGCCAGAAAGCATAAAGAATGGTTATTTTGCGGAAGAACAGCCATTGTTCGTCGACGTGGAAATGATTTTAGGTCGAGTCGTTCGTCAACTGAGAGGGAATGTCTGGCATATTACATATCAGTATGGTTTTTTTGATGATGATACAAAAAATAAATGGATTTCAGCGTGCCGAAAAGGGACAAGGCAAGCGATTACGTGTGGATTTTTGCCTCCGGATTCCTCTGGAACACTCCTTTATTCGAACTTTCTTGTCATGGCCTTTACGTACCCTAAATTCATGTGGAGTCAGATGCTTCCAGGAGAAAATGGGGATACCGCAAGGCCTCTTTGGGGGGATTTTTCCCTGGAGTTACGAGAGGTGAGGCCGCATGATTGACAGCTCTTCTGCCTATAAATTGGCGGTTTATGGGGATACCAGGCGCGTTGTCCTTCGGGCTGTGATTGATATCAGCAGCCCGGATATTGTATTTGGCGTCGTGAACTCGGATGGAGAGGATGAGTTCAGCGTCCCAGGGCAGGTTCATGACCATGTATTTGAGATCGTTCCTTATGCAACGTTGGAATGGAATCGGTTTATTTTGAATGGTGAATTCAATCTCTTTCCCAGAGCAGAGGGCGACCAGGTTGGATTTATTGGAGATTCTCTATCCAAGGAAGACGGGACCTTTTCTTCTCCAGTTTACGTGGAAGAGACATTTTCCAATGTATTAATTTTGCAGGCATGTTCTGTCGTTTTCCCCACCGCAGTATGGGACGGATATCCCGTTGACTTCAAGATTGAAGTGAAACAGGGAGGCACAGCATATTTTATAAAAGAATTTAAGGGGAATACAAAGCGGGAAATTAATGTGGATGGGTTTACAGTAAATAATCCAGACGCCATTCGGGTTACTGTTACGAAGTGGTCTCTGCCATATAGAAGACTGCGGGTTGTTGAGATCATCCCCGGCATCTACGAGGAATGGGATGGCAATGTAATCGCGGAATTTAGCTTGAAACACCAGGGGGATATTTCTTGCTTATCCCTTCCGTATGGAACATGTACGATCAAGATGGATAATTTAGACCGGCGATTTGAACCAAGGAATAAAGCAGGTGTTTTTAAGTCGATTGAAGAACGACAGGCAATAGACGTTTCTATGGGAATTCGTCTCCCAGACGGGACGGACGAGTATAAGAGCGTCGGGATGTTTTATCAGTATTCTGGAGGATGGAAGACCAGCGATAACGGATTGACCATGCAATGGGACTTGGTAGACATCATTGGCCTTCTGCAATCCAGAGAATTTATTGTTCCAGAATCCTTGCCAGAGACGTTGGAAGGATGGGTTGCTGCTATCGTGGCGCAACTTGGAGTGAACTTTGAAAACCGATATACAGTGGACGCCAATTATGCGGATACCGCGTTGATCGTTTCAAATGCGGAAGATGTTTCTGGTGTAACCTGTGGAGACCTCCTTTTATGGGTATGTATGGCCTCTGCCACTTGGCCAAGAGCAGACGCAGAAACAGGGAAACTTGCTGTCGAACCTCTATGGAATCAAGGAGATAAGATTATGTTGGAAAATTTGATTTCCTATCCCACAATGAAAGCAAATCCCGATGTTGCTGCGATCATTTTCACCTTAAATGACGGGAACGACACAAAATATGTTATTTCTGGCAATTCAACCTCATCAAGTGAGACAAAGTCCGTAGACAACCCCTTTATCAAAACAAAGGAGCAGGCGCTTGCCGCTGCGCGTCTTATGTTGTCTACCTTTGGCGGGAATCAATATGAAATTTCAAACTGTGGGAATCCGGCGTCCGAAGTTGGAGACGTTGATACAATTTGGCTGGATGAATCCCATGCCACGACGGCGCGTCGGATTCAGCAGGACCTCTCTTTTTCGAGCGGGGTGCTATCTAATTGCACAAGCGTTTTGCTCCAGGCAGATGGTGCGTTTCTTTTCCAGAACCGGGAAATCATCACTTCGTCAGGGACATGGACAGCGCCGGACGGAGTTCTAAAATTGCGTGCCATCCTTGTAAATGGTGGGTCTGGTGGAGGAACCGGGACCGATGGTTCTTGGGATGAAGCCGGTACAGATGGAACAGACGGACAGGGTGGCCTTGTTTGGGCAGAAACAATCGCAATTAACCCCAATCAGGTGTTCAATGTGGAGATTGGTCAAGGTGGCGCTCCTGGAGAATCTGGTGGGATAACAAAATTCGGCGCATATTCTGCCGCAGATGGACAAAATTTTGACCCTAACTATACAGACATTGCGTCGGGGGATGCCTTTGCAAGAGACGGGGTTCAACTTCCGACTGCAAATACAGGAGACGGTGGAAAAGGTGGCGCCGGGGGCGTGAAAGGGAATAGACGTGAAGAGAGCGGCACAGATGAGGAAGGTAATTCCTGGAGCAGGACTGTGATCGACAACTACCCCGGAGAAGGAGAAGAAGGTGTGTCTGGAGCTTCCGGGTGCGTCATTTTATATTGGGATATACAGTAGACGAATGGACTTTTTGGCCGGTATCTGGGGGGTGATCTAAATGGCAGAAGAGTGGTCTCCTATTGTGATCTCAGCGACGTTCACGCCAGTGACTGCAAATGTCGGGGATTCTGTATTGCTCCAAGTGATCGTACTTGATGTGCAGACGATAGAGCAAGAAGAGATCAGAGTGTCGGGTGAGTTTCAGAGTGGGGAGGTGTAATTCATGTCGATAACTACGGTAAAAGCGACGTTTGATGGACAGGAATACACTCTTACATTTAATGAAACGACAAGGAAATATGAGACTGTCATTGTTCCGGGCAAAACCTCCCACAATGAAAAAGGGGGATATTTCAACACAGAAATAACCGCGACGAACGACAAGGGAGTTTCCACCACAACGGATGGGACGAATATCCCTGGGCTTCGGTTGACGGTGCAAGAGGAAGTCCCCCCGACTATTCAGCTATTATCTCCGGCAGAAGGGATATTGACAACCAATGTTCCGACCTTTGTTGTAGAAGCATTTGACGAGGAGAACGGCTCCGGGATTGATCCATCCTCTCTTTCCATGCTGATTGATGGGGTCGAGGGAGATATTTCCACGCAGGCCACGGAGAACGGTTATCAGTTCACCTATACTCCACGAAATGAACTGAGTGAAGGGAATCACAGCTTGACCGCCTCCATCCAGGACAACGACGGGAATCAAGCCAGTTTATCTTCGGTTTACATTGTAGACACGGTGCCTCCTGAGTTGACTGTGCATGAGTACAGGCAAATCGTTGACGATGAATCTATTACGGTGGAAGGGATAACAAAGGATGTAACAACTTCACCGGTCACCTTGCTTGTGGGAGGGGAGGAAGCGGCTATTGATGAACACGGACAGTTCTCACATACGGTGCCGCTTCGCGTGGGGGAGAACTACATCACAGTTACCGCAACGGACAAAGCGGGTCTGACTTCTTCCTTTCGGCTTTATGTCATACGGCTCATCACAGACCGTAGCCAGGCGGACATTGAGGAACTGCTTACGATTTTATCCAAAGAAGATCAGACGGAAGAAGAACTAATTCAGCTTGCACAGACAAGCTATAAGGGAGCATATAACGAAACTGATATGAACCGGGTTACAACGGCTGCCGAGTTCCTTTCAGATAGTTTGTTTTCCCGTGGATATATAAACCCGTATGTTCCAGTCAATCCAGAACCGGGCAGAGATTATTGGGTGAAAGAGGACAAGCCAACATTAGAGCAATCTAAGGGATATGTTTCTAACGTTAAACGGATTCGAGAGACTTTCCCCTTTGTACCTGATCTTCCAGAAGCCCCCTCTGATATGCAGAGTTTCACCTTCCAGGAAGCGAACAATTTGGAAAAGATCCTTGTCCAAGTAGAATCCATGTTCCAATGGATGGATAAATCCTATCTCATGGCGGGAGAGGCCATGTGCGGAGAATTTTAAGAAAGGGTGTGTTTTGGTGCAAGACGCAATTATTAAAGGGATCGGGAACTCACGATACCTAAAGACAGTAGGGGAGGCCTTGTCCCTCTATCCAACCTATGAGGACTTCTTGCAGGCCATGATTGAGGGGACCTTCCCTGTTGACTTCAATGGAATCAATAAAGACGGTTGGACCCAGCAGGGAACGCCTCTAAACAAAGCAAACCTTCTCTCAGATACGGTGATCTCCACGCTGGGCCTTTCTACGGGAGCTAATTCAACTCCCAACGATGCTTTCAATGTTCTTGCAAACATCGGCAATGTCCATGTGTGGAGGAAGACGGTGGTTGCAGAGGAGGAGATTCCTGCCGGATATAAATTGGTGGATGACAATACCGACAGGACATTAGACGGTGTATCCAATGCACTCATCAACTTAGGAAATACGAATCAACGTACTGCATACATCAATTGCGCTGACTCTATAACAGTGGATGATGGCGGCGGAATTTCACTCAATTCTGCAACAACACATTATCAAGCAAACGACGCGCTAAATGCTGCATCATGGCTTAGGGGTAAATATATAAAACTATACTATATAAATGACTTTGGAAACTGGTTTGGCCCTCCGGCCTTAGACCAAAATAAAACATATTATGTACCTAATGATGCGCAAATTAGTGTTAACTCGGCGACCATCATTGTGAATAAATTACAGCGTGTTGACGCTTACCCCCTCACTCCCGCAGGCACCCACATCACCTACCTAACCTCCACAAACCGCAACGCCTACCAGGAGGGAGATGATGCGAAAGAGGCGGGGTATGTGTTGGGGAAAAGCAAAGAGTATGTCTGCACCGCAGAAGTTCAGACTACCGCTTTCTTTCGTGTTTTGTATGCTCAAAGCGTTGATGTGTCACCCGATGGAGAAGTATCTCTACATGAACCTCAATATTCTTCGTCATTTAGTCTTGCAAATGAGGAGAACTCTGCTGGGTTCTGTAATTCAAACGTTCGTGGGAAATTCTGTTCATTCGAACTTACAGGCAATATCGGAATTGCTCAAGGTACTATTGTTTATATTCCTGATTCCGCTACATTTACTGTAGAAATTGAAAACTCAAAACGCCAATTAAATGTAAATGAGGCTCAAACTGTTACCGGCTATCCCGCCATCCCCGCAGGCACCACCATTGAGTATCTGGGGGTGTTGGGGGAGAAATCTAAGATACAGGTGCTCTCCTATGTAGGAACAGGGACATCCGGGGAAGCTAACGCTTGCTCAGTTACTGCGAGTTTCCCGATTGAGGTATTATTCTTTTTGGGGTATACTGGGACAATTTATAGTGATCCAGACGCCACAGGTATAGTGAACGGCTATTGGGGTGACAGAGAGACCGGCGTGATGTTCGGTAAATACCTGACAACAACTTTTGCCGAACGCATGGCATTTAATGGAAATAATGGGATGTCGCTTGGGAAAAAGTCTGCGGACGGGAAAACGTTCTATTGGTACAATAGAACGGCCGTTGTAACAAACGCTTCTGGCCTTTCGTATTATTTTCTTGCACTTGGATAAAGGAGGTAACCCATGTATTACATTAACCCAACCCCCAATAAAACTGGCAACCACGGCAACCCCATGGGACAACCTTTCCCAAACTGTGTGACCCTCCCTGACGATCTCCTGAGCCCCTATCTTGCGGCAAAGGGGTTTGTGACCCTGACCGTGGAAAACGGCGCTGTGACAAGCCTGGAGACCAACCAGGAGGCGCTGGACGCCTATGAAGCAGACCACCCCGACCTCCCGCCGGAAGAGCCGGAGGAACCCGTTACCTGGGGCGCTATGGCGGCAGCAATTCGAGAAGGAGTGAATGACGTTGACTGAAAAAGAGTTTGTTTTGGATACCCTGCGCCGGGCGGGGAAGTCTGCCGCAGTCAACTTGCAAGCAGAATCCCCCTCCATGACCGGCACGGAACTCTGTGCCACAGAGGAGTATATCCCGGACTTCCAGGCGGCCAAGGCTGCCAAAAACATGCTGGAGCGCAAGGCAGGCCAGAAAGATGGCTTTGTCTGCCGGTCCAGCGCCGGGCGGGTGGTTCGGCTCCTCCAGGTCTACGACAGTGAAATCTATCCCCAGGAGCCGGAGGAGCTGCCCGCCCAGTGGGGGTTTGTCTGGTCCACTGACCCGGACAAGGCGCTGCCCTTCCTCTCCCTCTCCACTTCCCCCTACGCCAAAGGGGATTGCTGTACCGCAGATGGCAAAACCTGGCGCAGCAAGATTGACACCAACACCTGGTCCCCGGAGACAAGCCCGGAGTTTTGGGAGGAAGTGGAACCCTGACGAACCATCCCACACAGAGAGAGGAGGGCTGTTATGCCCATGGACAAGTGTACCTTTAACCCCGGGAATGAATGCTTGGGGATGCAAAAGGCTAACATGTTGGAGAAGTCTCTGAACAGCCATTTGGATGCGGCCCGGCAGACCCATAAGGAGATGTATGACCGCATCCGGGCCCTGGAAACTGAGAGCGCACGCCGGGATGAACAGTATGTTCAGATTCTGGACAAGCTGGATGAAATGTCCTCCAAAATCACATCAGCACTCAGCCAGGTGAGTGAGCTCCAGATCAAGCCCGCACGCCGGTGGGAAGGGTTGGCTGATAAAGCAATCTGGGCTGTTTTCGCGGCAGTGATTGCGTTTCTGCTGGCAAAAATCGGGTTATGAGAGGGGGTGAAGGGAATGAGTGAGAAATGGAAAGCCTGGTGGAAAGCAGCGGGAATCCGTGCAATCAAGACAATGGCAGAGACCGCCATTGCCACGATTGGGGCGGCAGCGGTGCTTTCTGCGGTGGAATGGCCGGTGGTTCTGTCGGCCACCGTACTGTCCGGCATACTGTCCTTGCTGGTTAGTATCAAGGGCCTGCCGGAAGTTGAGAAAGAAACTGCAAACAAAAACTAAAGACAAAGAAGGAGAATTATTATGGCAAATCGTTTTTATCAGAATCGCATGGCAATCAAGGCAATCAGCGAGAAAGAGGGCGTGGACGTAGATATCGCCTCCCGCATGTATGCGCAGCAGCAGGGCTGGACCGGCTGGGAAAAGGAAATGAACGAGTGGAATGATATTCAGCGTTCCTACATGAAGTCTAAGACAAAGACGCTGGCGGATCTTTTTAAGTAAAAGGGGGATTCCTATGGAAGAAAAGAATGCTCCTCTGTCTGTTGTACATCCAGAAGATGATATTCCAGAATCTATGCTGGACGAGATGACCAACGGAAAAGGTGAAGATAAAGATGAGTAACAGCCCTCTTGTGACCTACACCAAATTATCCCCCAACCATTCCGGGCGGCGCAACCACGTAATCGACACCGTTTCCGTTCACTGCATGGCAGGCAATGCCAGCGTAGAGACTTGCGGGGCCTTGTTTGCCGACCCGACCCGCAAGGCCAGCAGCAATTATGGGATCGGAAGCGACGGACGGATTGCCCTGTATGTGGACGAGGCAAACCGCTCTTGGTGTACCTCCAGCGCCGCCAACGATCATCGGGCCATTACCATTGAGGTGGCCAACAATGGCGGGGCGCCGGATTGGCCGGTATCAGACAAAGCCTATTCCGCGCTGCTGAACCTGCTGACGGACATCTGCCGGCGAAATGGCATCAAGAAATTGCTATGGAGAGGGGATAAATCCCTGATCGGCCAGGTGGACAAGCAGAATATGACGGTTCACCGGTGGTTTGCTGCCAAGGCATGCCTCCCTACTGACAGCGAAGTGCTTACGCGCAATGGGTGGGTAAAACTTTCGGATGTTGATGTTGGCGATGAAATTGCTTGCGCCGATTTGGAAAATCTTCGGATTACGTTTGAGGAAATCTATGATAAAGTGGATGATCGGACGCAAGACACTTACACCAACAATGGACTGACCGCAACTAAGGATCATCGCATGGTTTACTGTAAGCAAAGCAGCAAAGGAATTTATCGGGTAGAACAATATAAAAACCTGCTGCGAAGTGGAAGCCAGATTTATATTCCTTTAGCTGGCTATCGTTGCGCTGATGGGCTTTCGTTGACAGACGATATGATTTCTTTCTATGTGGCAGTGCAGGCCGATGGCCACTACATGTACGAAAGAACGGTGGATGGAGCCAAAAGCTACTATGGCATAGAGTTTCATTTGAAAAAAGAGCGAAAAATCCACCGGCTGAAAAAGATTCTGGAGAAAGTCAAACTGGATTACCGGGAAACCCTTCAGGGAAACGGGTCCACGAAAATCAGAATTTACAATCAGGACGGAATAAGCGTTGTGCAGGACGTTTGTGAAAAGTACCTGCATGATAAAAAGTTTACCTGGAAATGGCTGGAACTGTCGCAAGAACAAGCGAATCTTTTCCTACACGAAATCCTTTCGTGGGATGGGTGCGAGAGCGCGTCTTTGTATTCCTCCAAAGACAGTATCAACTTGGATGTGGTAAGTGCCGTTGCTGCGCTCAACGGTGTAGGGAGCAATGTTACCGGCTCCAGTGTTTCTTTCCGTAATGTTCCGTTTTGCGTACTGGGAAAAGATGAGTCTTCTACGGTGCGCAACAATCACCTTGGGGCAAAGACTACTGTTTCTTGCGTCAGTGTAAAAACCGGCCTTTTCTTGATGCGGCAAAACGGGAAAACCTTCATTGTCGGAAATTGTCCCGGGGATTATCTATACAACCGGCACGGAGAGATTGCTGCCGAAGTCAACCGGCGGCTGGAAGGAGAGGAGGAGCCCATGGATATCGCAAAATTGATCTCTGAAATGACCAACGAACAAGCCTACCAGCTCATGCAGAAAGCAGAGCTCTACGCCAAAACGCTGGCTGAGCCCACCTGGTCCCAACAGGAGGGACATTGGGCAAAGGCTATGGCAAATGGTATCGTGGATGGTACCAGCCCAGAGCGCCCCATGAAACGGGATGAGGTGATTGCAGTGCTGGGGCGAAAAGGATTACTGTAAATTATGTTTGCCCAGAGGTAAATGGAAAACCCCTCTGGGATATATCCAGAGGGGTTATTTTAAGACGTCAGTTGAAAGTATTTCGTTTATATCATGGTTAAAATCTTTGTAAGATGCAATACAGTCCGAAAGATAATCTAATCCTGTTTCTGTAATTGACAAGTATACGCGGATTCTGTTATCTTCACTCACTTCTTTAGACGCAACACGGATAAAACCTAATTTTTGAAGTTTATTAGATAAAGCGTATAGAGTACAAAAAGAAATTTTTCCGTCACTCATTTTTGAAATAGATGACATAATTTCATAAATGTACATAGGTTTCTGACGCAACAGAAAAAGAACCAACATACTTGTTGTCGCTTTTTTTAGTGACTCGTGGAGAGAAGCAGGTGTTCCTTTGATTTTTGCTTGTATAATGATCATCCCCTTTATACAAAGAATAATTCATATTTGTAAATATGTCAACTGTTAGTCCTCTTTAACCAGAAAATGGAGGAGTTTGGTTTATGAAGATTTCAGAAGGAACAGTAAACGAATTAGAAGAGTGTAAAGCATTATGTTTAATCCTCTTTGATTTACTGGCACAGAAACAAAATTCAAGCCCAGGACACATTGAAACAAGACGAGCATTGAAAGAGATTCCGCTTGTATCTGAATTTGATGCAGTTTTAGCGCGATGCACACTGAATGATGAGGACAAAGCTATTTTGAGGATGCATTATGTTCAGAGAAAAGATTTTCGATATATCGGTGATTCTCTTGGGTTTTCCGAACGTACAATTAAAGAGAGGCACAGGGAATCACTTCGGAAAATTTCCCATGTACTTTGACCACCCTTTTGGGTGGTCTTTTTTTGTGCTTTTCCCGTATTTAGGATGAACATTTTAGCGAAAGAATCATTATAAAATAAAAATTAAAGGAGGATGCAGTGAATAGTGGAAATAACCACTGGCCAATAGGCGCGGACTGTATCCTTTTTTATTTAGGTGGTTTTATGTTTGTTTATTACAATCCGAATCCAGAAAAGAAAAACGTCGGGGATTGCACAATAAGGGCTTTGTCAAAAGCGTTAGGACAGAGCTGGGAAAAAACATATATCGGAGTTGTGCTACAAGGGTATCAAATGGGAGATATGCCATCGGCAAATCATGTTTGGGGGGCATACCTCAGAAAACATGGATACCGAAGAAATCTGGCAGAAGAAGATACAACGGTAAATTCCTTTGCAGACAGGAATCCCGAAGGGACCTACATTCTTGCCCTATCTGGACATGTCGTTTGCGTGCAGGACGGCACCATTTACGATACTTGGGATAGTGGAAATGAAATCGTTTTATATTTTTGGGAGAAAGGATAACAAAAATGGCTTATCAATATTATCCAAGCTATCAGTCTCCATATTATCCGCCACCTGCGCCGGATCATCTTGCGCAGCTTCGTGGACAACAGCCGTTCCAAGCTCCTATGCAGGGACAACCTGTTCCGCCACAGGGAAACACAGCCGGAAATGGAATTATCTGGGTGCAAGGGGAAGAAGGGGCAAAAGGGTATTTAGTTGCACCAGGAGAAAACCGTTTGCTGATGGACAGTGAAAACTCCACGTTTTATATCAAATCAACTGATGCGTCAGGGATGCCCCTGCCTCTTCGAGTATTTGATTATACCGAACGTACGGGGGCAAAGAAAGCCTCACAATCCGTGCAGGAATCGTCTGTTCAGTTTGCCACCAAAGAGGAATTAGCCGCTCTGGCTGCCCGCTTGGACGCTCTGACAGCGCAGAAACAACCTGCAAAAGAGCAGGGAGCTAAGGAGGACGAGAGTAATGCCTAATCCGATTTTTCAAGTTCTTGGTGGAGGGAATAGCCAATCCAATATGATGCAGCAGTTTCAGCAGTTCATGAATCAAATGAAAGGCAAGGACCCAAACGCTATGATTAACGAATTGGTGTCCAGTGGCAAACTCACCCAATCCCAACTGGATGCAGCCCAGAAACAGGCTCAGCAAATGCGAGGGATGTTCGAGGGGATGCGGGGGATGTTTGGGAAATAAATATAATCAAAATCCCGGCCGGGTTTTGAAAATAAATTTACAAAGGAGAAAAAACAATGAGTCTTTCTTCGGACAATACTGTGATGACCATGCCAGTAACTCCTGCCTATCAGGGCGGCGGTTATGGTAATTCCATGTGGGGTGGAGATTGGGCCTCCTGGATTATCCTGTTTCTGATCTTCGGCATGTTTGGCTGGGGGAACGGTTTCGGTGGCGGTTTTGGCGGTAACGGTGGTACCAATGGCCCTGGCTTTCAGGGCTGGGCTACTCGCGCCGACATCAATGAAGGCTTTGCTCTGAATGGTTTACAGAATGGACAGAATTCCATTCGTGATGCAGTGAGTAACGGATTCCATGGCGTTGATAATGCCGTTTGTACTCTTGGTTATCAGACGCAGCAGGGCTTCAATGCTTTGGGGGCACAGATGGCTCAGTGTTGCTGCGATACCCAGCGAGCTATTGATGGTGTTAATTATAACATGGCCACCCAGGCATGCGATACTCGAAACACTATCCAGAACAGCACCAGGGACATCATTGACAATGCCAATGCGAACAGCCGAGCCATTCTTGACTTCTTGACCCAGGACAAGATTACAACGCTGCAAGCCGAGAACCAGTCTCTGAAACTGGCTGCCTCTCAGGCTAATCAGAACAGCTATTTGACAGCGACTCTGGATGCGCAGACCAATGAGCTGATCCGACGCATCAACCCCATGCCCATTCCGGCCTATCAGGTTCCAAATCCTTATGCCGGTTGTGGGTGTAATCCCTGTGGCTGCGGCTGCTAAAACCTAATACATCAACTTTCCGGCATGACCGGAATGTTCGGCCCCGTGCCGATTTTGGAACAAGCGCGGCGGGGCAATAGCCTCGCCGCTATCTTTTTTGAAAGGAATGATCTTATGGCTGAATTTACTGGCGTATTTGTGCAGCAAGTGGCTGCGGGACAGAATGTCGTATTTACAGAGACCCCCGTGAGCGGATCTAATTGTGTTGTACATAGAGATGGTTCTGGCATCGTTACCTTGCGCGGTATGACAAATCAATGCCGAGCCCGTTACAAAGTTGTATTTGGCGGCAATATTGCCATTCCCACAGGCGGCGCAGTTGGACCTATCTCTATTGCTATTGCGGTGGAAGGTGAAGCATTGGGCAGCGCCACTGCTATCGTGACCCCTGCTGCGGTGGACGAGTTTTTCAACGTGTTTGCTGCGGCCTTTATTGAGGTTCCCCGTGGCTGCTGTGTGACTGTGGCAGTCAAAAATACCAGCACAGAGACGATTGAGATTGAAAATGCTAACCTGATCGTTGAGCGTGTGGCCTGAAAGGAGAGTCAATATGTATATGCATGAACTGAAAGAAAAGCTCTGCGAAGAGCTGAAGGAAATTGCTCGCAAGGGCGAGTTGGGCGCCGGAGACCTGGAGATCGTCCACAAGCTGACTGATACCATTAAAAACCTGGACAAGATTGAGATGCTGGAGGAACACGGCGATTACAGCCGGGCTGGTGACTGGGAGGCCGATATGCGCGGCACCTATGGACGAGGCTCCAGCTACCGTGGCCGGAAACGGGATTCCATGGGCCGGTATAGCCGGGATGGACGCATGTATTCCCGCACCGATGCTAAAGAACACATGATGGACCAGATTGAGGATATGATGAGTGGTGCCAACGAAAGAGAAAAGGAAATCCTGCGCCGGGCTATGGAGCAGCTGGAGAAAGCGTAAGGGGGTGCCCCCATGCTTGACCGCAAGGAAATAGATATTGAAATTGCCCGTTTGGAGTATGGGGAGAGTAGCTACCCGGCTTATGCCAAGCTGGCAAACCTTTATACTATCCGGGACTGCATGGATCGGGAGGAAGGAAAGGCGGTTCCTATTGCTTATGATGGAGGGCATTCTACTTCCCCAGATCCTCCCCGCTGGGGGGAAAGTGATTTCCTCTGTGAGGTGAAGAATAGGGACCCGGACGCTGTATGGGAAATAATAGATGACCTTATGGACACATTGCATACTGTTAATCCCCGTGTATATGAAGGAGTAATGAGAAAAATAAGGTCCTGCTAAGTGTTAGTGATTTGTTAGTAACCGTTTCTGTTCTTAAACGTCTGCGATTGTTTCTCCATCGGAAAAACAGTTGAAAATGGCTGAAAATAAAGGTAGAATACTTATCAACCGGTGTCAGGAATCCTCTTCCTTTCTTTGGTAAGGATGAGGTCGGCGGTTCAAATCCGCCCAGCAGCTCCAGAAAACCCGTTGTCCCGCAAGGGATAGCGGGTTTTTCTTGTTTTTGTTCATCTCTTGTTTGTTAGTAACCAGTCTGTAACAGATGTCTCCTCGACGGCTTTCACGAGGGTATCAATATCAATGTGTGTGTATACATTTGCCGTTGTAGAAAAGTCTGCATGACCGAGAATTTTTTGTAATAGCTCGGGCGGCATTCCTTCTTTAACGGCTCTGGAGGCGTAGGTATGGCGAGTAGCATGAGGTGTTTTCTTTGCGATCCCTAACTTATTTAGCAGAGGATAATAATCCCGGTTTCGATAATTTGCATACGTTTTTTGTCCCACATATCCTGAAAGAAACAACGGTCCTGTAGCCAATTCAGCAAAATATTTAAAATGGGCTCTTCCCTCTGGGCGAATAGGGATCACACGATTTCGTCCTGCTTCTGTTTTAGATCCACCGATCAAATATGTTTCATGGTAGTCCTCTAATCGGAGAGAAAATAATTCTCCGATCCGCATACCTGTGGAAAGAAGCATTAAAATAATTCGGGATGCTTCTGAACCGTCCTTTTCGATTTTCTCAATTTCTTCTTCAGTAAAGATTTCTTTTTCCTTTTTCTGCTTGGAATAAAGCTGAATAAATTGAGCATAGTTCTTCATAATAATCTCCTCTCGCATCGCCCATTTTGACATTTGATTGATAAGTTGCTTATACTTTTTTATTGCCTCTGATTTTTCCTTGTTTTCATCTATAATAGCCTGGAAATCCGCTGCCCGAAGTCCCCGGAATTTTCGGCCATACAAAGATGCAAACGCTTTATAGCTTATTTCATATGATTCTTGTCCAGATTTAGACAAGTTCTTGAAGTGTTCCGTCCTCCACGCCTCAAACACCTCGGAAAAGGTCATGTTATATCGTTCAGTCAAATCTATACCTGCAAGTTTTTCCAGGATTTCCAGAGCGTCCGTTTTGCGCTCGTAGTATCCTATCACTACTTTATTCTTTGCGGCCACCCAGGGACGTTTCCGGCGCCCCTGGAGCTTATATACAGTCCCTGTTCCATTTGCTCTTTTCAAAGCTTTTCTTTTTTCGGCAACCTGCTTTTTCCCGCATAAAGGGCAAAAGATAGAATATTCTGGTATTTCTTTTTTGCACTTGATACATAACATTGACAATACTCCTTCCATTCGTTAGAATAGAAGGGAAGATAGCCCTTGCAAAGCATCTTCCCTTCTACAACCGTCCACGGTGCGCCAACACCGGGGGCGGTTTTTATTTATTCGAGATTGTTTATGGCATAATCAGCTTCTTCCTGCGTGAATTTCTCTCCATATTCAGAAACGAGCTGGTCCCGAACACCTTCCTTTGACATATTCATTGTTTCATAATATGTCTTTGCCTTCTCAAGCGCGTTTGCCTTGTAATCGGCTTCCAGATTATCAATAGCATATTGAGCAGCCTCTGGCGGGAAATTTTCTCCGTATTCAGACACAAGCTGATCATAGATTCCTTGCTTTGACATGTGCATTGTTTTGCTATATGTCTCGGCTTTCTTTAGCGCATTTTTGTACTCTGTGGGGACATCTGCATCTTTTTTCTCTTCCGATGTTTCCTGGTTGCTCGCCGGCTGTTCTGAAGTGGTAACGGGATCTTCATTTGAGGGAGTTTGGGGCGTATTATCATTGCCGCCGCCAGCGATGGCAGCAATTATGATAACAACGACAACGGCTAAAACGATCCACTTTGCTTTTCCCTTTTTCTTTTTCTCTTTTGTCTCCATGATGGATACCTCCAATTATTTTTATATATCACGTAGCCCAATCTATGGACTAACGTCGATATCTGTCGGATAGTTTCAGTTGCAAATATCGAACAAATGTTCTATTATTTATATAAAGTCGAAAAGGAGGAGTCGACATGAATATGGAAGGAATTTATTGGATGATTCAGGAGAGCCCAGACAAAAACCGTATTGAAACTGATTTAGAGCTACTTTTTGGGGTACGTGATATTCGTGAAATTACTGATCCACGATTAGATACGTTTATTAAACAGGTATTACCCAAAATAAGCAGCTCTTTTGATCGCTCAGAGGTAGATGCTATATGAAAGAAGAGAAAAGAAAGAAAACAGAGCGATTAAAGAAAGAGCTTCAATACATCATAGAGAGAAATTCTAATGAAGAATTTTTGAGAGCCATGATTACCCGTGCAAAAATATTAGAAAAACTGATCTGCTGATCTTCCAGGCCCCGGAGAAATCCGGGGCTTTTTATTTTCCAGATAGATTGTCGATCATTTTTTTTACAGCGGCTTTTTCATCATCATCCAAAAACCAATAAGCCTTAATAATCCGTTTAATTAAATCATCATCTGATATGTTGATTTTTTCCATGATCTCAAGGAATTCTTCGTCTTTATCTCTTTCCATGTGGGGTTCACCTTCTCCGGTGCGAAGCCACACTTCAGATATATTGAACTCTCGGCAGATATCCGCAATCGTTCGGTCGCTTGGTGTTTTCACTCCAGAGCACAATTGAGAAATAAATGCTTGAGATACATTTAAGCGTTCTGAAAAAGCTGTTTTTGTGAGTCCACTGTCCTTAACACACCATGCAATTCGAGTGTTAATGGTCTCCACTTTTTACACCTCCTGTCTAAAATCCATTAAAACATAAAGATAGAAAAAAGTCAATAGAAAATTTAACTGAGTTATAAAAATTGCTTGACAGAGGAACTTAGTTATGCTACTATATAGCCAAGCAATGAAAGAGAGGTGATGAGGATGGACGAAAAGAAAAAAAGCGCCGAACAAACGGCGCTCGGGGATGAACTGGACAGGATTCTTGGCCCAAAAGAATTTAAGGTATTGGGGCAGGATTTGGCCCTTGTGATCGCAGAACACCAACTGACGAGAAAGCCGGAGGTCTGTGAAAAGGTTTTCCGCTATATGTCCTTTGTGATTTTCGGCTGGAACTCTGTATAAAGCGGGCATGAAAACGCATCTTTGCAAAACATAAGCTTGTATTCCTGCTTTTGCTTGTATAATGGTAGTTTTGCATTTTCAATAATGGGGCACTCAGCCCGCAGAAAACTCCATACATTTTTCTCTTTTTCCTCGTACCACCCACGCACAGATACGGCGACGCCCCATAATGGGCATTCCCCGCTATTTGACCTCAGTATAGTCGTCATTATCATATGAGCACATCCTTTTTTATGCTTTCTACTATGAAATATTATACCGCAAGAGGAAGGGAAAAGCAATGATTGGGCGACTAATTACCCACTGGGCATCCAGAGCAACGGTGAATAGGAAAGAGAGGTGATAAGAATGGATGTTGCAATCTGTAAACTGGGGAGCCGATCATTTTTCCGGCTAAACGGTGAGAGCATAGAAATCAAGGACTATAAAATTTCAAGCTCCATGCACGGGAGCACAGAGCTTGAAGTAGTCTTTGAATTTGAAGGGGACTTTACAGAGTTTTTGTCAAAAGCCAATTCATTAAAGCATTCGCAACAGAGCCAGTAATCCAGGAATTGCGCTCCATGATTTCACGAATGGCATGATCTTCATCTCCCTGCTGTGCTCAGTATACCACAGCAGGAAAGGGAGGACAACAGGAGGTGTTTTATTGAGTGAGCACAGGAATCTAAGCCGGGATTGAAAGGTGGTGACAACATGATTGATCTAAAGAAGCTCTCTGATGTTCAGAGCGTGGTAGACAGTCTTTCTGGACTGCCAAAGGAAGCCCTGTTTTATATTGCGGGGTATGCAGAAGGATGGAGGGACAAGCCCAAAAAGAAAAGAAGAAAAAGCAACGGAGAAAAACGACCCCGCCCTTAATCGGGCGGGGATCTGGAGAGTGATCTTATGTCTATTGGGACGAATCTTCGGAAAATTCGAATTTCAAGAGGATTTACACAAATGGAAGTCGCGCGGCAGATACGAGTATCTAATCAGGCTGTTTACTTTTGGGAATCTGAGAAGCGAATTCCTGGAGTCCTCCATCTCAACGCGTTAGCGCGATTGTTTGAATGTGATATCTCTGATTTTTTACAAGAGAAAGAAGGTAACAGAATATGACGAATTATAAGGTCAAAGTTTTGACCATCGAGGAAGCAACCGAAATTTTAAGAGCGGCTGGATTGAGTATATCCCCCGATACTCTTAGACGCGGCATCAAACAAGGAGTATACCTTTTTGGGACGTGTATTGAGGGGGCAAAACAGCCTATTTTCCATGTGTATGAAAAACTGATGGAAGAGTGGATGAAGAAAAGAGGTGAAATTGATGAACCCAATACAAGAAATCAAGCAACGCCATGACATGGACATCCTGTTGCGGGCCATTGCCCCAGCGGCCAGAAAGCGCCAGGAGGCCCGGCGCAGAAGGGAGATGGGGAAAAGCCGGATCAATGCCGCCTTGGCCCGCCGGGGCATTCCCTTCCGCGTGGTATGAGGGGCGCGGTGTATCGTCTCTGCCGCCGGTGTAAGCAGCGGTGGAACGTGTCCGCCCTGGAACCTGGAGAGAAGGTATATCTCTGCCCCAGGTGCGAAAGGGGGTGGGGATATGGTGAAGATCAACGGGGTCAAGGTGCAGACCGAAGGGAGGAAGCCATGGGCCGACGCGCCCTCTGAACCCATTCCCGGCCAACGCCGAAAACGCAATGGAATCTACCCTGGATGGGATTCCCCGGAGAAAATCCAGCAGTGCTTGCACTGTACCAATCCAGATTGCAGCGGGCGCTGTCCGAGTAAATCAAGGAAGAAGGTAGGCCGTCCCCGCATCCCCATGCCGGAGGACTTCCCAGAGAAGGAGAAGCTGCTTCGATACCATGAGCTGATCGACCATTACGGCGTGAATACCACGGTTATCACCCGATGGAAAAAAGAACTCCGTGGAAAAGGCGAAAAATAAACTCTGCCGGTTTGCAGCACCGGCAGAGTTCAGAAAGGAGAATACTTGAAAAAATAAGCTATGTTTCTTCCGCTTAACTTTATTGTAACAAAAATTGGAGGTTTGTCAAGATGGAGGAACGAATCAACTTTTTCCCCAAAAAGGTGGTCATAGAGGTTTCTGCCAGGACATGCCGGAACTTTATCATGGACACATGCCTGGATGACTTCATGGATTACATGTTCTTATATAACAGTTTCACCATGTCCGCCTATCTGGACGAGAAGATGGACCTATTTCAGGAATACCTGGACTGCGGCGAAAAGGGGGAATGACTTATCGGGATTCCAGTAGGATTTTCCACAATTCCTGGATACGAAGGGCTTTATGCTGTATCAGAAAAAGGGGAAATATGGAGTGCGAGGAAAGATCGTTTGCTCACCCCGATCAAAGCAAACAATGGATATGCTCATATACAGTTATTTAGAGGCGGTCAAGGGAAAATTCATTTGGTTCATCGCATTGTTGCAACAGTATTCATCCCGAACCCAGATAGAAAACCGCAAGTAAATCATATTGATGAAGACAAGATGAACAACAATGTGTCCAATTTGGAGTGGGTTACTGCGAAAGAAAATATGAATCACGGAACGAGACTTTCTCGTCACCTGAAAAATGCAAACTTTAGGTCAGAGAAAAGACTTTCTGCCGCGAGAAGAAATGGTGCTTTGTCCAGTAAACCTATTTCCCAAATTGACGGTACAAATATCATTGCAACGTATCCAAGTGCAAAAGCGGCTGCGAGGGCAACAAAATTATCGCATTCCCACATCTGTGAGTGTGCAAATCACCAAAAATGCAAACATGTCGGTGGGTTTGCATGGGTATGGGTTGAAGAAGCAAGGAGGAATGACTTATTGGGCTCCCAATTTTGATCTATGGCAAGAGCGGGTCTGGGAAGTCCCGTTCCCTGAAAAACTTTGCCCCAGATGAAATCTTTTTGATTAACGTGGTGGGCAAACGCTTGCCTTTCCCCGGGACCTTCCGATACCAGATGAAGACAGACAGCTACCAGACCATTACCACTGGCCTGCAAAAGATGCCCACCAAAACCGCTGTCATTGATGACGCTGGGTACCTTTTGACGAACACTTTCATGAAAGGTCATTCCGCACCCAAGGCGGGAAGTTCTACGTTCGACCTCTACAACGATATCGCGGACAATTTCTGGCGGCTGCTGATGTTCATCCAGTCGCAGCTTCCAGAGGATGTCATCGTCTATATCCTCATGCACGAAACTACATCCGATTTTGGAGAAACCAAGCTGCGGACCATTGGAAAGCTGCTGGACGAGAAGGTTTGCATTGAGGGGATGGTCACAATCTGTCTGCGCTGCATGGTGGAAGGGGATCGCCATTTCTTCCGTACCCAGTCCAGCGGGGCAGACATTTCGAAATCACCGGAAGAGATGTTTGACCTGGAGATTGAGAATGATCTGAAATTCGTCGATCAGCGGATTCGGGAATATTGGGGGCTGACAACCGTCCCCGAAGAAGGAAGGGGAGACGCGAGTGAACCTGAAACTATATGAAATCGATGCCGCGATTGATGCGGCAATCGAGGCCGGGACGGACCCAGAGACCGGCGAGATCACAAATTTGGAAGAGCTCACTGCGTTACAGATGCAGCGAGAAGAGAAATTAGAAAATATCGCGCTTTACATCAAGAATCTTTCCGCCATTGCCACTGCGTTGAAAAATGAAATCGACGTATTAAACGAGCGCAGAAAGCGGACAGAGAAAAAGGTTGATCGGCTGAGAGAAATGTTGTCCTATGCGCTGGCCGGGCAAAAATTCCAAACACCGCGCTGTGCGGTATCTTTCCGACACACCAAGGCAGTGAGTATTGCAGATGAAGAAGCGTTTTTTTCTTGGGTAACACGTTCTGGCCTTGAGGACCAGTTTCTCCGGTATAAGCAACCGGACGTCAAACGGACAGAATTGTCTAAGTGGCTGAAAGACGGAAACGAAGCCCCCGGGGTTTCCCTGGAAGAACGAGAAAGCATGTCGATTAAGTGAAGGAGGAACAAAAACCATGATTCAAAAACCGAAAAATTGGGATTCCGTGCAGGAGTTCTCTGACCGTCCCAAACTCCCCCTGGACGCCTATGTCTGCCGGGTCAAGCAGGTATCCTTTGCGGATACCAATTATGGCCCCCAGCTGCTGATCCTCTTCGACATTGAGGAGGGGGAACAGAGAGGGTTCTTCTCCAAGGAGTTTAAGACCAACACCATGCAGGACAAAAAGTGGAAGGGGGTTCTTCGTCAGTTCCTGCCCCAGGATGACGGGACCGACAACGACGAACGGACAAAGAGCTCCTTCAAAGGCTTGACCACCGCCTTTGAGCACTCTAACCCTGGGTACATCTGGAACTGGGAGGAGACTTCCCTGGTGGGGAATCTGGTGGGCATCCTCTTCCGGAATGAGGAATGGTCCTACAACGGGAAAACCGGCTGGGCGGTGCGTCCTTTCCGCGCCATGAGCGTAGACCGGGTCCGCAGCGGGGAATACACCTTGCCCCCGGACAAGCCCTTGAAAAAGGCTCCAGCTCCCTCTAACGGCTTTGCTTCCATTCCCGATGATGGGCCCTTGCCCTGGGACAATGACAGTGGGGACGGACCGCTGCCGTTTTGAGAAAGGAGCATAAAATGGAAAAATTGCTGTTGACCCGGAAAGAGGCCGCTCAGGCCCTTAATATCAGTGTGGACACATTGGACAGGTTGAGAGCAGCCAAGTTCATTCAAGGAATCAATATTGGCGCCCGGGTTTATTTTCCCCCGGACGAATTGAAAGCCTTCTTATCCAAACGCGGGGGTTCGATCTATACCTCTGGGATTCGCTTATGATTTCAACAGGGAAGAAGGCAAAAGATGATTACACTTTCTTTCACGGAAGAGGACAGGACGTTGCTTCTCAACCTCTCCAGCATCCAGCGAGATCGGGTGTTTTTCGCCCTTCTCGCTGGGGGAGAGGCAGCAGAGGATTGGGGGGAAGTGGAACGAGATTCTTTGGCATCAATCCGAAAGAAGATTGCGGCCCGGAAAAAGACTGCGGACAGGGTAAAAAAGTATAGAGAGCGTTACTGTAACCGTTACAGTAACAGTTACAGTAACGCACCCCCGCCCTCTCCTCCCCCCTTTCTTCCCCCTTCCTCTCTTTCCCCTGAAACCCCTATCTCTCTATCCCCCTATAATCCCCCTTTCTCTCCCACCCCCCCACGTAAAAGGGCGCGCGCGAAAACGGAGAAGAAAAAAACTGCCGGAGAATCCGAACAAGGGCCAAAGGTCCAATGGGCGGAGTTTGTTTCCATGACCAATGCCGAGCACCAGAAGCTGCTTGACACTCATGGCCCCGCCGACACCGAGCGTTTGATCGAGATTCTGGACAACTACAAAGGGGCGACGGGGAAGACCTACAAGAGCGATTACAGAGCCATTCTGAACTGGGTGGTAACCCGGCTCCAGGACGAGAAGAAAAAGCGGGCAAAGGAGGATGATCCATTTGCAAGACTTCCCAACAAGGGCCCAATCATCGACAAACTCCCCTCCGCGACTGACGGATGCTGGGACGACGAACCGTTTTGATTTCTTCGCAGCACAGCGGAAACGGGCGGAACTTTTCAACGCGACCCCCGGGACGCTGAAAGGCTATCATTGCCCCACGTGCCATGACCGGGGCGGGTACATGACGGTGGAGGAAAATGGGGCGCTGCGGTTTCAGCGCTGCAAATGCCAGAGCATCCGTGACGCCATGGGAGCCATGGACCGCAGCGGAATCCCGCCGGATGCCTTGGCGGCTTGCACCTGGGAGAACTGGAAAACGCCGGAGACCTGGCAGAGGAGAGCGCTTGACATGGCGCAAGACTACGTACAGCAAATCGCGGCGGGAGATTCTTCCTGGTTCATCATCTGCGGGACCCCGGGCTGCGGGAAAACGACGTTATGCACCACCATTTTCCGGGCCATCGTTGAGGACGGCAAACCCGGCCTATATGTTTCGTGGCGGGAATTTGCGCGAAGGGCCAAGGCAGTTGGAAATGATCGGGACGATTTTCGGGAGGAAACCGAACCCTTGAAAAATACGCCGCTGCTCTATCTGGATGACTTCTGGAAGGGGGAAATTCGGCCGGCGGATGTTCACCTGGCATTCGAGCTGATTAACGCGCGATACATCAGCAAAAAGCCCACCATCCTTTCCAGCGAGAACACGCTGGAGGCGATTCTCCGGGGCGATGAAGCCATCGGCTCAAGGCTGTTTGAGATGGCAGGCGGATATTACATGGACTGTTCCAGAGCAAGGAACTGGCGGACAGCAAGGAGGCAGGCATGATTCACAAAGGCGAAATTTACATAACCGACCGGTATCGGGGCGGAAAGAAGGACTATGGCAGACCGGTTCTGATCCTCTCTTCCGCCGAGAACAACCGGGAAACCGGGTGCGTGGTGGCGGCGCCCTTGGTGTCCCGGGAACGCTACGCGGCGGCGTCCCATATCGCCGTGGAGAGCGTCCAAGGCCAAACCTATGTGGCGGTCCTGGAGCACGTCAAATCGCTGCCAGAGCGCAGCTTACAGCGCAGAAAGGACTATCTCTCGCGGTATGCCATGGCCCGGGTAGAGGGAACTCTCTGTCGCCTATTGGAGCTTTGAGCCATGTGGGAGATCACCGTAAAGCTGCGGCCCATTCCGTCCAGTGTCGAGAATCCCGAAGGGACGCGGGAGGCGATTGCCTGTGACCTGGAGAAATACGGGACCGTGCGTTATGTGGACATCAAAGACAGCGCATTCAAACCAGAACAGATAAAACTGGAGGAGACGACATGATTCTAACCGGCAATGAAATCAAACTCCAACGGGAGGCGGGCAACATCGTCATCAGCGATTGGGAGGAATCCCGGTTGGGACCAAACAGCTACAATCTTCGGCTGTCCCCCGAGCTGATGGCCTACAAGGAGGCTGTCCTGGACCCAAAGCAGGACAACCGGACGGGGCGGCTGGTGATCCCGGAGGAGGGCCTGGTGCTGCACCCCGGGCGGCTCTACCTGGCCAAAACCGTGGAATATACTGAGACCCACAACCTGGTCCCCATGCTGGTGGGCCGGTCCTCCATTGGACGCCTGGGCATCTTTGTCCACGTGACCGCCGGGTTTGGCGATGTGGGCTTTTCTGGGAACTGGACCCTGGAACTGACCTGCGTGCAGCCGGTGAGGGTGTACCCCGGCATGGAGATTTGCCAGATTTATTATCAGACCACCACCGGGGAGATTTTAAGTCAGTATCACGGAAAGTACCAGGGCAGCCGGGACGTGGTGGCCAGCCGGATCTATCAGGAATTGTCTGGTGGTGATTGAATATGGGAACGCATACAGAAGCAGATAGAGAATTTGAAAGGCGGCGTAGAAAGGTCAGACGGGAGAGCGGCCTATGCACTATCTGCGGAAGAGAAGACGCCTACACAATGGCTGGGAGAGCGATGTGTGAATATTGCAATCAAAAGTCAAGGCGTTGGAGCGAAAACAAAAGAAGCAAACCAGAATACGCAGAAAAAATGAGGGAAGAAAGCCGAAAGCGGTATGCAAAAATGGTCGAAGAAAACATTTGCCCGAATTGCTACAAGAAAAAACCTAATGACGGGCATTCCCTCTGTGAGCGGTGTCGCATAAAGCATAGGAACCGTGCGCGAGAAAAACGAAATCAAGAGGGTCAAAGGACTTGGGAAATGGCGCTGAGCGGAGAGACCTGTTTTTTCTGCAAATCTCCAGATGTTGTGCCAGGGAAGAAATTATGCCAGGCTTGCATTGATAAGCGGGTCGCATATTTGCACGGAGAAAAGCAAGATGAAAGGAAAAAGAAGAGAGATCAAAACCTGCCCGGTGTGTAAAACAAAATTTCTGCCTATCTCCAGAGACGAAATTTATTGCAGCAGAAAGTGTTATATCACTAATCGGTATGGAAAGCCAGCGAAGAAGAAGGAGGGAACCCCATGACAAGGAAAGAAATTCTCGCCGCTGCGGAGGAGTGCGTGTGCGGAGAGCGGGAGCAGGATTATGGAATTCCAGAAGATAGCTTTCGCTTGATTGCGGCATTCTGGCACACCTATCTCAGTGCGAAGTGTGTTGCCGCCGGGGTCCATGTACAGTTAGAGCCAGAGGATGTGGCGGCCATGATGGCCTTGCTTAAGATTGCCCGGGCATCTGTAAACCCTGAGCACATTGATAGCTGGATTGATTTGGTCGGATACGGTTGCTGCGGAGGAGAAATAGCGACAAGAGAAACCGACGTAGGTGGGGAATATGAAAAAGATTGATTATGGGAAAGATTACTTCGTTTCCGAAGACGGAAAAGTTTTCTCGAAGAAGCGCGGGAAAACAAAGGAGTTAAAGCCGATAAAGAAAGGGCATGGAGGCTACGTAAAGGTTAGGCTGTACGATGATGGGAAATGGAAAAATTTTTTTGTCCACAGGCTTGTTGCTGAGGCATTTATAGAGAATCCCAATAATTTTCCGATTATAAACCATATAGACGAAAACAAATCTAACAATAATGTTAGGAATTTAGAATGGTGTACGGCGAAGTATAATGTAAATTATGGGCAAGCAAGAAGGAAAATGAGTGAATCCATGAAAGCGCACTTTGAGAAAAATCCGTCAGAATATGATCGAGTGCGAAAACAGTTGCTTGGGCGGTCTCTATCGAAAGAGAGTAGAAAGAAAATTGCATCTAAATTGTCTATTCCGGTTGAGTGCTTGCAGAATGGAGTTGTTGTTAGAAAGTATAGTTCAACTAAAGACGCGGCAGAAAGTATAGGGGCTGATTCATCAAATATTTGCGCAGTGCTGAAAGGTCGAAGGAAAAGAACAGCCGGGTACGAATGGCGCTACGCAGCTTGCGGCGGGGAAGTGGCGACGCTGGGGGGAAAAGATTGAGTATTACAAAAGGAATGTTCACCAGCACAACGGATCTCTGGGAAACACCGCAAGCATTTTTTGACCAACTCAATGCAGAGTTTTGTTTTTCCCTGGACGCATGCGCTCTGCCGTGGAATGCGAAGTGTGAAAGATATTACACCCCAGAGCAAGACGGATTGTCTCAGCCCTGGACCGGTGTTGTATGGTGCAATCCTCCTTATGGACGGAAGATCGGGAAATGGGTCGAAAAAGCGGTTGCCAGCGTTTCAGAAGGTGCCACGGTTGTGATGCTGCTGCCAGCCAGGACGGACACGCAGTGGTTTCACCGGTACATCTATCACCAGGCAGAGATCCGGTTTGTGCCCGGCCGACTAAAATTTGGCGGCGCCAAATGGAATGCACCGTTTCCTTGTATGGTTGTGATATTTAGGCCGGGGAGGGAAGAACAGAGATGACGAAGGAGGGGATGGAGTGAGCCTAAAAGATTTGATTGCTGATGTGAACGTCAACGAGATTTGCGAACACATCGAAACCGAAACATTGTCAGAATGGGTAAACGCATGGCAGGAAGCCGCCCTCTCCGCCCTCCGTCCTGTCAGCCGGGAGCAGGTGGAGAAGGTGTGGAGGGGGAAGTGGAAATATAGTCATACAAGCGAAATAGATCATTTTGCTGTTGTTAAATGCTCAAAGTGTGGATACGAAGCGTTTGCGATCTCCCTTTTTGTGAAAGATGGAAATTTCTGTCCTTCCTGCGGCGCTCCCATGACGGACGAGGCCGTGCAGATGGTGATGGAGAGATTGGAGGCGCTGTATGGAGATAGGTGACAGGGTCGTTTGCATGGTGAGCGGTGTCCGGGGCGTGATAACAAAAATCTACACCCCGACCGCCTCAGCAATGCAGATTATGGTGTGTACAGATGATGGGCGATTGTATCATGCTCCGTATAGTATATGGAGATTGGAGGCGCTGAAAGATGGCTGATATTTGCGACAGTTGTGCTTTCGAGGATGTTTGCCCAAGTGCTCACTTTAACATAACCGAAGCAAGTAAATGTGCATTTTATAAAAGCATTCGGAGGGATAAACCAGACGGGACGTGGTGGAAGGAGACGCTGAAAGATGAATGATATCAATCAAGACATAACCCGCATGATCGTTGAGATGAGGGAGCTTGGAAAGTTGCCCGCACCGTGCAAAGGTGGAAGCCACAATAACCTGTTAAGATATAACAAGCTGCGGGACCGGATTCTTGATAAATTCTTGTCCGCATTTGATGAGGGATATAGGTTGAAAAATTCCAACCGCCCGCCGGAGGGAGAGGAGGACACCTGATGAACATTGAGAAGTTGATTGAGCAGTTAAATGGATATTTTGAAGGGAAAGAATTGGGAAGGGGCGCTGCGCTTGATGCTGCTACCGTCCTCTCCACGTTCCAGGCTGAAAATGAGAAGTTGCAGAAAATGTACCAGGAAGAAAAAGTGGTTTGTCATGCAACCCAAGTTGAGTTGGAGAAAGTCCGTGAATCTTTAGATTTTGCTCGCACAAAAGACGCTGAAATTTTACGGCTTGGAATGGAGTTGGGTCATCTAAAGAAGCATATGGAAAGATTAACTCATAGGCTTGGCAATGGAGAAATTACATGCAATATGGCAAGAGATGATTGCAGGAAGATGGGCGGAGATTGTCAGATAGATAGTAAAATCCTTGACCGCCTTGCTGCTTATGAGGAAACGGGCCTGGAGCCGGAGGAGATTGATCGTATACTTGATGCTTATGGGCGCGGGATGACTCTACGGACAGAGAACGCTCAGAGATTGGAAATCGTAAAGGACATCAAAACTACCCGTCTCCGCGAGCTTGCCCAGGCGGACAAAGAGGGGCGGTGCGTGGTGATGCCGTGCCAACCTGGGGATAAAGTTTCATACAAGAGTAGCACAGGGTTTTGGTGCAATGCGGTTATTAAGGATTACACGCCTGAAAATATATTTATCACGGCGGAGACTGAAATCCCGAACGCAGAGCCGTTAAGTCATACATTCTCGATTTTGGAAATTGAGGCCGCACTACGGAGGGAGCAGGATGGATGATTTTAGAAAGTGCAATTTCTGTCAGTACTATGATGAATACGAAGGCTGTGAGTGGGGTTGTGACAATTACGAAGATTTTAAGCCTGCAAAGTTGCGCATGGTCGAGTTTGCAAAAGAGCATGACATTTCTGTTGCAGACCTAATTGCACTGATTGAAATGGGGTGAGTCAGAATGAAGGAGTACATCGAGAGGGCACAGCTCTTAAAAAATCTTGGGTATGATGAAACAAGACGAGCTGATGTCCTTCCTGGGTCAACGTTTGATATTGTTCTGAAAGAGCCCGCCGCCGACGTTGCGGAGGTGAGGCACGGGAGATGGGAGTTTTTAGGGCCAAATAGACTAATTAAAAGTTGTATGTGTGGAACTTGCAGTGTTTGTCATGTTAGGTCAGTATACATCGTAAATACTGCGATTTGCCCCAACTGCGGCGCTCCCATGGACAAGGAGGACGAGCATGAGGCTAATTGATTCTGATGAACTGAAAAGATAAGTAAAAGGACTGCCCATGATGAGTAATTGGGGAGAAGCATTCATACCACGGCTTATAGATGAGCAACTAATCATTGACCCCGTCCATGTCGCTGGCGGGTGCTATTGCCGAGAATGCGAAAAAGCGACCCAAGGTGGGTCTGGCTATGTTTGGTGCGGTAAGAAAGCTATGCCACTTAATGGATTTTGTAGTGAAGGTGTTTGCGGTAACACCCACGACGGGGAGGGCGGACAGCATGAGCAGTAAAATCCTTTTTCCGACTTTCAATGTCTCTCTTAGTCAGGCGGTAAGTATCGTAAAAACAAAGATGAACGATGATAGCATCCCCTTCAAAACAAGGAGACTTGCCATTGAACAGGTGGCATATATGGAGAGACTCAGTAGCGTCACAAAAGACGAGTTAGCGAAGGCTCTGTGTTGGCTGCTTGACCATTACGACTTTGATAAAGACGGGTTAGTGGAAGTTCTGCGGTGGTTGTTTAACCACTACGACCTTGATGAGGATATTTGACAACATGAGGGCAACAAATGAAAATCTTAGCGATTGACCCAGGGGACAAGCAGAGCGCCTATTGCTTCATAGACAGCGAGGGTCTACGTCCGCTGCGGTTTGCCAAAGCAGAAAATGCCGAGGTCCTTTTGGTTCTCCAGTTGGAGGCGTATGATTTTGTAGTCATTGAGCGTTTGGCAAGCTATGGCATGCCGGTTGGACGCAATGTTTTTGAAACCTGCGAATGGGTGGGGAGATTCACGCAAGCAGCACAGAAGCCAGTGGACTACATATACCGCCAGGATGAAAAACTCCATCTCTGCCATGACAGCAGGGCCAAGGATGCCAATATCCGCCGCGCACTGATTGACCGATTTGCAACCCATGATCTAAAAAACGGGAAGGGGACCAAAAAGAACCCAGATTGGTTCTATGGGTTCTCTTCCGATGTATGGGCGGCGTATGCGGTTGGAATTACGTACACAGAAACAAAATCGAAATTGTAAACAAAGTGTTAAGATCGTCTAACAATTTGACCGAAATGGAGGGCTGCGATATAATTTAGGCAGGAAATGGTTTTATACATACGCAGGCAAAGAAAATTTATTTTCTTTGCCGCTATGTATAAAACAGAAGATTTTCTTCCTCCTTCGCCCGGCTCCGAGGCGGTCTCAATATCGGGCGTACCTCCTTTTTCTTTGGGAGCGCGAGCCTTGTTCTCGTCTCCCTATCACCCGGCCAGAGCGGATTTTGGTGCAACTCCAAAACGGGTGACCATTCCCAGCTGGGGAAATTTGATGGAAGGAGATTGTGCTCCCATCGAATCAGCAAATTGCTTTGCGGCCGTGAAGTGAACCGAAGCACGTACCATTCGCCATTTCACTGAAAGCTGCGGTTGGAGACGCAGACAATCTAAGTGAAGGTGCGTGCGGAAGTACAAACAGGCCTTCGGGAAGCCTGACAAAACCCCCGATATACCCCGAAAGGGGTATCCGGTTCTTTAGCTCGAAGGTCGAGCAGGCAGCTCATAACTGCCGGGCCTTGGTTCGATTCCAAGAGGAACCACCAAAAATAGATTTTTATTGATGAGGTTAGTTATGGCTGCACGGTTGACGGATAAGCAGAAAAAGAAAATAGTGGCTGATTATCTGGAATGCCAGTCGGTCAATTTCACTGCCAAACGAAACGGCGTCTCGTGGGAAACAGTGAGAAAAGTTTTGGACAAGGTGGGAGACATTGAGGAAAAGTTAGAACAGAAAAAGGAAGAAAATACCGCCGATATCCTGGCCTACATGGAAAGTCGCAGGCAAGCAGTATGCGATATTATTGAGGTAGGACTTGCCGTTCTTCCAGAGAAGATTCAGAATGCGCGCAGCGCCGCAGAGGTTACGACAGCGCTTGGGACACTGATTGATAAATTCACAGCCTTTGGCGGTGGTCCTGGGAATGATGCCAAGGAAGATGGTTTGAGCCAGAGTTTGAGAGAACTGGCGGAAGGGTTGGAAAGCGATGATTAGTCCACAACAAAAGAAAATCCTTGCATTCCCATACTCCAAATATGATGCCATTATCTGTGACGGTGCAGTCCGATCGGGCAAAACCTCTATCATGATGTGGGCGTTTGTTCGCTGGGCCATGGAAAACTTTTCTGGTCAGCGGTTTGGTATTTGCGGGAAAACCGTTGATTCATGCTCAAAGAATATTATTGTCCCTTTCACAGCTATGACACTGGCAAAAGAAAAGTATACCATGCGCTGGCGCCGGTCAGAGAAGATACTTGAGGTGCGCCGGGGAACTACGACAAATTGGTTTGAGGTGTTTGGCGGCAAGAATGAAAGCAGCGCGGCGCTCATTCAAGGGCGAACGCTGGCAGGTGTTCTATTGGATGAGGTTGCGCTTATGCCCCGTTCCTTCGTGGAACAGGCCCTGGCGCGTTGTTCTGTGGATGGGAACAAGAAATGGTTCTCCTGCAACCCAGAAAGCCCGCAGCATTGGTTTTATCTGGAATGGATTAAGAAGCATGATGAAAGAAATGCGTTGTATCTCCACTTCACCATGCGAGATAACCCAGGGCTGACGGAGAAGGTCATTGAGCAGTATGAATCCATGTTTTCCGGCGTGTTTTATGATCGGTTCATTAGAGGGTTGTGGGTTGTGGCGGAGGGGCTGGTGTATCCTATGTTTGATGAGAGAAACATTACGGACGAGGTGCCGGAGAGTGGTGAGTATTATATGTCCTGTGACTATGGCACATTAAACCCATTTTCCGCCGGACTGTGGTGCTGGAATGGCAAGGCGGCTACGCGGGTGCGGGAATACTACTACTCGGGGCGGGATGAACGCAGTAACAAGACCGACGAGGAATATTATATTAAACTGGAAAAGCTGGCTGGTAATTTGCCAGTGAAGTCCGTTGTCATTGACCCGTCGGCAGCATCGTTTATTGAGGTCATCCGGCGGCACAAGAGGTTCAGGGTACAAAAGGCAGTCAATGATGTGATTCCGGGGATTGCTACTACGGCCCGATATATCCAAGACGGGACGATCAAGGTATGTCGGAGCTGCAAAGACGCGATCCGGGAGTTCGGCTTGTATCGCTGGGATGAAAAATCCACGGAGGACAAGCCTATCAAAGAGAACGACCATGCCATGGATGATATACGTTACTTCACAATGACCATTCTTCGGCATAAGGTGCGCAAGGCGGGACAACAGCAATATATCCCACTGTGGGAGAGGTGATTTTTTTGGTTACATATCAGGACCTGATTGCTGTAGGCAAGGACGAAAAGGCCAGAATAGGCTTTATCAGGCGGGCGATCAATGAGCACAAAGGCAGCGAGGCATATAAAATGGCGGTAGATGCTGAACTATACTTTAAGGGCGAGAATCCGACAATCAACCGCTACGAGAAAATTATATACGATATGCAGGGTCGTGCTCATAGGGATATGTACACGGCGAACCACAAGATCGCAAGCAGCTTTTTTGGACTTGATGTACGGCAAGAGGTTTCCTATCTCTTGGGCAATGGTGTGACATTTCAGAACGATGCAACAAAGGACAAACTGGGCAAGAAGTTTGACTTGGAAATAGTCAGTGCCGGGAAATATGCCCTGATTGCTGGCGTTTCATTTGGTTTTTGGAATCTCGACCATGTGGACGTGTTCAAGTTGCGGGAATTTGTTCCTCTCTATGATGAAGAGAATGGCTCACTGATGGCCGGCATCCGTTTCTGGCAGGTGGCGAAAGACAAGCCGTTGCGAGCAACTCTGTACGAAGAGGACGGATACACGGATTACATCCAGCGTAGCGGTGAAGATATGACAGTCAAAAAAGAAAAGCGGTCTTATATCCTGCATTTGCGTAGCACTGAGGCAGATGGGACGGAAATCTACGACGGCGAGAATTACCCATCCTTCCCAATTGTGCCACTAAAAAATGGTGAAGATGCTCTCTCAGAATTGACCGGAAAGAGAAATACTGTGGATGCGCTCGACCTCTGTACCTCCAACATGGTCAACAATGTCGATGAGGGGAATCTGATCTATTGGGTGCTGACTAACTGCGGTGGTATGGAGGATATGGATGATGCAAAGTTCTTGGACAAAGTGCGCACGACGCATATCGTTCACGCCGGGGTTGAGGGGGACGAGGGAGCAACAGCCGAACCGCACACCATTGAAGCGCCGTTCAGCGGTACTGAGGCGACCATCGACATGCTCAAATGTAAGCTGTACGAAGATTTCCAGGCGTTTGACAGCTCGGCGGTATCAGCTGGAAACCAAACGGCCACGGCCATTGCCGCCAGCTACACGCCTCTTGATCTCAAGGTAGATGACTTTGAGGCCAGCGTAACAGAATTTATTCTTGGGATTCTGGCCTTGGCGGGCATTGACGACGAGCCAAGCTATACCCGCAGCCGAATTATTAACAAGTCGGAGGAAACCCAAACCATCCTCATGGGCGCAGATTACTACGACGACGAGTACATCACCAAAAAGTTGCTGACCATCAACGGCGACGCCGACCAATACGACGCGCTGATGGAGCGCAAGGCGGCGGAGGAAACAGAGCGGTTGGAAGAAGAAACATTCCCACCGGAGGTGGAAGAGGAAACCGAGGTGACGGAGGATGCCGAAGCCTGATGAAGCCCATCGTCTGACCGAAAAGGAACTGGCCGCGCTGGAAAAGCGTATTGCCAAAGTCTACCGAGAGGCGCGGGACGAGCTTTCCGACGCTATCAAAATTTACTTTGAGCGGTTCCGTGAGCGAGACGAGGAAATGAAAGCCCTGATCGGCACGGAGATAAATGGCAAAGTCTGGACGGAGCAGGACTATAAGCAATGGCGGCTCAACCAGATCGGACGGGGAGAACGGTATCAGGCTCTGCGAGAGAAGATAGCGCAGCGCATGACAAAGGCAAACGAAGTAGCTATTGCCTATGTGAACGACGATATTGCGAAAATTTACGCAATGAACCGGAAATGGATGCAGGAACAACTTGCGAAGCCTATTCGAGACAATCTTACAAACGTGAATTTTTTGCAATGGAATGAAAAACTTGTCAGTCGCCTTATTGTAGAAGAACCAGACTTGATGCCATATTATCCCGCAAAAAAGGCACTCCGTAGAGGAATTGATCTTGCATGGGGGAAAAAACAAATTACAAAGACGGTGACCCGTGGGCTTTTAACAGGTGCGAGCATTGGAAAGATAGCAACTGATTTACAGGCCCGTATCCCGAAAATGAACCGAGCAAGCGCACTGCGAACCGCAAGAACGGCAACCTTGACTGCTATGGAGGCTGGGAGGCAAGATGCAGCAGACGACCTGAAAAGCAAAGGGGCAATTATAGAAAAGGAATGGGTATCAGGGCATGACGCATGGACACGCCCTGCGCACATGAGAGCGGATGGACAGAAGAAAAAGGAAGATGAGCCGTTTAATGTCGGAGGGGAAAAAATGATGTTCCCAAGAGACAAGAGTATGGGCGCAAGCGGATGGAATATTTATAGCTGCCGCTGCAGTTGTGTACGTAAAACGGTTGGCTTTAAGTCGATTTTAACTGATGAACAAAAGAAACGAGCCAAAATAAAGAGGGTGAAATAATGGCAAGGCAGACGTTTTCAACGCATGGTTTTGAATATACGTTCGAGGACAACAGCGGAGAGATTTTGGCTGCGTTCCAAAACGCTTTAGAGCGGGGGATGGAATCTATCGGGCAAAAAGCGGTGAATTACGCTGTAAAGTCATTGAGGGACCAAAAGGCGTGGGACACTGGGAACCTTGCAAGCCATGTCTCTTATCTGGTAGACGGAGAGGAAGTATATGTTGGCGTGCAAGGGGTTGAGTACGCACCCTATGTGGAATTAGGTACTGGCAAATATGTTGCGGGTGGCAGTCCACCGTGGGTCTATCAGGACGACGAGGGGAATTGGCACTGGACAGCAGGAAACCCGGCAAGGCCATTTATTGTACCAGCGGCAAAAGACCATACACAAGAATATAGAGACATTCTTGAAGATAGTTTGGAGAACGCATGATGGATGAAAAGCGAATCAAAGCCATTGAGGCCATCCTTGCAAAAGGGGACAGAATAGAGTTGATTCCCGTGAAGGATGGTGTTAAAATTATACATATCAAGCGGGAGGAAGTGAGAATGTGAGCAATTGGTGGAAGGATTTTTGCGAGAATGCCAATCAAAAGCGAGTGGCTGACCTAATCCGAGAAAATGAGCGATTAAAGACGGAATGTGCTTCTATTGATTTATCAAAAACAAGGGTGGAAACGGCGGAATATCCGAAATCAAATGAATATTGCTCCCGGCTTTAAGCGTTGAGACGGAAGACCCGAGCGTGGGTAACTGACTACAAATTGTAGTTGGTTGCCCACGCTTTTTCTTTTTGGTAAACACCGCGAAGCACAGCGGTTTTTATATCACAGTCGCCCCCAAAGGAACGGGGCCGAAGAAAAGGAGACTGATTATGGCGATGTGGCGAGAAGTCGCTGGATATGAAGGATTATATGCAGTGAGCGATGAGGGCGAAGTAATTTCTCTCCCGAGGGTTATAAACAATGGAAGGGGGTCGTTCAGGGTAAGTGGAAAGCTGCTTAAGCAAGGAACCAGGGCCGGGAAATATAAATTCGTTCATTTGTCAAAAAGCAATGTTCATAATAGTTTTTCAGTTCATCGACTGGTTGCGCTTGCGTTCCTTGACAATCCAGAAAATCTTCCAGAAGTAAATCACAAAGACGAAAACCCAAGTAATAACCGTGTAGAAAATCTGGAGTGGTGTTCCAGACAGCACAACATCGATTACAGCAAGGCGAAAAAGGTTTCCCAATATACGTTGGGCGGCGAAAAAGTAGCCGAGTACAAAAGCATTTCATACGCTGCTGACATTACAGGGATTTCAAGGCAAGCAATAAACAATGCGTTGTCTGGATGGAGCAAAAGCGCTGGAAATTATGCATGGAAATACGAAGAGGAGGAATGACTTATCGCACTTACCAGACGGGCCCTCAAGGCTATGGGCATTGAGGACGAGAAAATCGACGAGATTATCAATATGCACACCGAAACCGTGGAGGGCCTGAAAGCCGATGTGGCAAAGTATAAGGCCGATGCGGAAACACTGCCCGAGGTACAGCGGCAGCTCGAAAAAGCGCAGAATGACCTTGAGGCTGGAAAGAAGGACAGTTGGAAGGTTAAATACGAGGCCATCAAAGAGGAATTTGAGGACTACAAGAGCGAACAGGCCAAGAAGGAGACCCGTGCCGCCAAGGAAAAGGCATACCGGGAACTTCTGAAACAAGCCGGGGTGAGCGACAAACGCCTTGATGCCGTGCTTCGTGTGTCTGATGTGGACAGCGTGGAGCTGGATGACAAGGGTGCTGTCAAGGATGTGGACAAGCTCACAGAAAGCATCAAAAGTGAGTGGTCGGATTTTATCCAAACCACAACCACCCAGGGAGCGCAGACTGCCGCACCTCCTGTAAATAGCGGCGGGAGTGCAATGACCAAGGCGGACATTTACAAAAAGGATGATCATGGCCGGTATATCATGTCTGCCGCAGAGCGTCAAAAGGTGCTCATGGAAAACCAAATTACATGAAAGGACTGAATTAAATGGCTGCTACGAAAGTTGAAAGCTTGACTAATCCGAGGGATTCTCTCCCCAATACCTATACCAGCGTTACCGCCCGCGAGGTGGACTTTGTTACCCGGTTTAACGATAACTGGGATGCGCTTCGCACCATTCTGGGCATCATGCGGCCCATCCGAAAGACCCCTGGCACGCAGCTAATCTCTTACACGGCTGACGTTACGTTGGAGGATGGTGACGTTGACCCCGGTAATGTGATCCCGTACAGCAAGGCCACCATTACTCAGGCGACAAAGGCTGACTTGACCATCAAGAAGTATGCCAAGGCAGTCCCCATCGAGGACGTGGACAAGTATGGTGCGGAAATTGCCGTGGAAAAGAGCGACGACGCTTTCCTGACCAAATTGCAAAACGTGGTGCTGGGTGATTTCTACACCTTTCTGAACACTGGTTCTTTGACGGGAACCGCCACCACTTGGCAGGCCGCACTTGCAAAGGCCCAAGGCGAGGTGCTGAATAAATTCGCAGGCATGGCAAAGGACGTGACCTCTGTCGTCGGATTTGCGAATATCCTGGATGCTTACGATTACCTGGGCGCGGCGGACATCACTGTGCAGACCCAGTTTGGCATCAACTACGTCAAGGACTTCATGGGATATTCCACCCTGTTCCTGCTTCCCGCTACCGTTTCTGGTAATACCGCCATCGCGCGGAACACTGTAATCGCTACTCCCGTTGAAAACATTGACCTGTATTATGCAGATCCTGGCGACAGCGAGTTTGCGCGGCTCGGGCTGAATTACACCGTGCAGGGCGAGACCAACCTCATTGGCTTT